TCACCGTTCATCACAACGCCCCCCACAAAAGCCGACGCCAGTAATCCTTCCCTATTCTTATTGGCTGCGTAGAAAACTATGTTCACAATAAGCCCCTTTCTCTTAAACTTCTAAACATCGAACCATTTTTTATTTCATCTATTGACCACTGCCAATAGGCTACATTAAACAGGAAATTATCTCGTTCCAATTCAGAAGGAATGAAGGGGTCATCAATACTCGTCAAATCCAGTTCACCGATTAATGATTTACACACGCCCTCTTGTGTGAATACTGGTTTACCGGCGGCCAATGCGTGTACACCGGAATTACTATGATGTGTAACCACTGCCCAACAATTATCGATATATTGTTCTACCGGCCCATCACAATACACAGTTCCCGGAATGGGACGCTTACCGTCCCAGGATGGTTTTGGTACATACCATATAGGCTTATCGGTATTTTCCTTTATTTGTTCGATAATCTGTAATTCCCACTCTTCGGGGTCTAATCCATAAACCCAGGCAGCTTTAGCTGATTGACCACACAATAAGATATAATCACCTGATTGATTAAATGATTTTAATTCAATATCGAATCGCTTGAATCTATCAGAACTACATTCCTCTCTACCAAATTTAGCGTGGAATCCATTGATAGCAATCCTGTGATGACCAGACCGCCTATCAGGGGTGTGCCTACCCCAATACCCCAAATCAAAAAATAATGTCTTTTTGCCCTTTGCTAAATATTCAATCATGATCTCTCTGCTATTCTCTCTTAAACCATACATAGCAGCTACATCGGTATCTGTATTTCTAAATCTAGATTTGTGTGTCGTACAACACCTGTAATTATTCTTCCTGGCTCCTTCATTAACGGCTTCCCCGATGAAACGGGGCCTAGTTCCTTGTTCCAGAAAATAATTGATGATCATCGCAGTAAATGCCTAAATGGTCTGCCCGCATAAATTTCGTCTTCGTTCCACTGAGAACAGGCTAATTCCCTGAAAAATTCAAGCCTATTTTCAGGGTAATAAGGGGATTCAATATTACTTACCTCGGTTCCCATCGGTTTTGAAATACCTATCGGAGCGTTAACGACAACCGGCACTCCAGCTATTAATGATTCAATAGCGGCCTTGCTATTCCAGATAACTGTTATGTGAGCCCCTTTAATCAACTCATCAATAGGGTCATCAACACTGGCTATAGTGGTGTTCTTATATAATTTAGTGGGAATCCTAAGTTTACCGGGTTTCGGTCTATATAATATCGGTCGATCTGTAACCTTCCTGATTTTCTCAATGATTATATTTGGCCAATCAACTGGCATTGAATATCTAGTATCGCGATGACCAAATTGGGAAACAATTAGAATATACCCATCATTTTTAGACCAATCTTTGATATCAATTTTTAGATCGTCGAACCTGGAATTGTCAATAGTATATAATCTATGGTCACCATGGCCATTGAAACCATTTAACCCGGCGCAATAATATCTGGTCCCATTACTAGCATTTAGATATCCATTTTCAAAAACTATCCAATCTTTACCGGATGACTTTTGATGCTCACCGGCTCGATGACCAATTGAATTATTCCACGGAGTCCATGTAACCAGCAAATCAGTCGGTAAGGTCCCTCTATTTAGATCATATCCTTGAGCCCTGATACCGCTATAGATACACTTCCAGGGGTAATTAGGTAACTTCTTAACTAGGCAATGTGCTGATGGATTCATACAACCACTAATTCCGTTTCATTATCAGCATGCCGGAAACTGACAACACAATCTATATCATACGTCATAAAAGATACTATTTGTTTAATCCACCAATCGGAATCCTTGACTGTAACATGGCAATTTAATCCATTCGGCAGGGATTTCCGTGCTGGGAAGGTAGCGATAGATAGGAATATGAATTTATCTGCGTGGTCAAATAATGTTTTCAAAAATGAATTAATATCCTCTTCAGGGATATGCTCAAGAACGTCTGTGCATATCACACCTCCAAATACTCCTTCTGGTTTAGTGTCTAAAAAAGTCACGCCAGGATCATAACAATGCGGTAATATGCCCCAGGACTCATGGCACCGTGACGCCAAATATTGATATCCCTTCCCGCAGCCATAATCCAATAAACTATCTACTTTATGCTTTTTTACCAAATTATCAATGTCTTCAATATGGAATTTTATAGAAAATCCAGGGAATCTTTTCGGGTTGCGATGCATTATTTTATATTGATCTATCATCATATTCTCACTAAGTGTGCCTTATCAAGAGGTGTTCTATAGAATACATTTATTGCTGAGTCTTCACACGCATTTAATGCTGATATACCTCTTTCATCCAAGGCTTCACGCATTGATTCAAAATATGGCAGCATTTTCTCATACTGCGTTAATCTGCTGGCAACCGGGTACCCGTTATGCCAATTAGCTGTGTTAGTCTTACTGAATTTCATGTCGAATCCAAGTAACACAATCATTCTAGCACCTAAATGAACCGCCAAATTCATCGCCGCATATCCAGAATTATTCCCATGTTTCAATTTCATGTGACCTAAATCGATTCCTTTGCAACCAGTAAATTTGTATTTTTCCACTTCAGGGTGATCAACATGTTTATTGCCCGATGCTTTAATACCGGCATGCTTTAATAGGCCTTCTTTATGCCAATCAAAAAATCTGACATCGGAAAAATAAACTATCTCGGCCCAAGGTATAACCTCATATGCCCGGTTAATGGCAATAATCCGTTTTCCTTTCAATAGATCCCAGTTATAGCCCTTCAATGAAGGACCACCGCCAGCGATATATATTACCCTTTCATCGTCGTAAAGTTCCATGCCAGTTCCGGTCGATTATCATCATGATCATATTTCAATAGGATGGGCCCAGATTCATTAGGATAGATGTAAATATACCCAGACACCGTAGAATTATTTAAACTGTCGAAAACTTCTTGTATTTTTATCCGAGTGGCTTCGTACCCAAAAGACAATCCCCTGCATCTGACTTGGAATGTTGGGTATTCATATGAAATCCCTTCAGTTTGATCAGGTATGATCCCGCCTGTTTCAAATATCCCGATGACCTGATCAGGTGTGGGCGGCATATAGGATTTAGCTAGGGTCCAACCAGTGACCCCCTCTACCACCAAATCGGTGACCAACTTAGCACCTATATCATCTAGAATACTCATTTCTTACCTCCCACGGCATTCCTAACATCCTTGGCCATGCGCTTGCCCATACCAACCAAGGCCCTTCTAGCGGGTATTTCTAAAAATTTAGCCATACCTGAGGGATGGAAAGCATCTAAAATTTCATGGACCGCAGCGGCATAATTAACTTTATCATCACCATATTCGATGGTAACTGATCTTTTCCTGGGACCAACCACTCTTCCGGAATCTCTTAATGCACCGGTATCAACCGGAACCAATTCCTGGCTTTGTTTCAAAATACCCTCGGCTTCGTCTTTCAGGGATTGCACCACAGCTTTATCTGCTCTAACCCCATACTTTCGCATGTCGCTCCTCAATTGCTTGAGGCCCTTGATATTCATGGAGATAGTTGTCATATGACCTCCTGCCCGAAGAATATTTTAACGTGGTGATCACCAGATTCATCGCTGAATTTTTCAACATTGAATATAGGGGGGGAGGTCCCATCAGGGAGGGTAACTTTGTCAGTGGGTCTTATGGAAGGGGTGCCATTTACCCAACATTGTTGTCTAGATACCAATTCAGAGCCATCAACACCACGGATTATAGTATCCTTGTAAACAATCCTGGCTCTATAATTAGTGGAGCTACCATATGTAGGTTGACCATATGAATCTCGACTCACAAATGGACTATGTATAATAGTCGCTGGCATCATGTCTAAAAAGTCATTAACGGCCATATCTAAATACTCGGTACGGTGGTAAGTGAATCTCTCACGAACCACTCAAAAAAATCGGAACCATAGCGGTTTGTACCATCCCCAACCCACATTATACCCCGGTACATCCCAACAGTCAATAGATCATTTGCATGCCAGATATATTGTGTCAATCCACTGGCCTCCGTAACGATTGAGGGGGTTCCTTGCCCTAAATTACCTGGATCAGTTCCATCTAACCTAACTATTTCAAATTTAGCCGTAAATCCCGTTAGATCGATAACCACATCTGAATCATCTTTAAAAGTTATTTGCAAAGCCTTCGGGAGCTCACCTAAGATATACGAGCCAATTATCTGTTGAGTTGTAAATATAGCAGCCATTATTAAGTACCTGTGTTTTTCAATCGGCCTAATCGATTGGATGTTAAGGATGAGTCTAAACTATTGGAGTTTTTAGGTGAGTCTAAACTATTAGACACCGCCGTTGAATCCAGGTCAATAGAACTTTTAGATGAACCTAAATCGTTCGATGTCACCGTTGAATCCAGGTCAGTGGAATCAAGGGACGAATCAATACCATCAGACGCCAATGTAGAATCCAGGTCAACAGAATCCAGGGATGCATCTGGGTCGACGGAATCAAGAGATGAATCAGTGTCATTAGATGCTAATGTGGAATCTAGAAGATTAGTGGATAATACCGTGAATACATCCAATACTCTAATACTAGATACTTCCGGCACTGACGTCAATATACTTAGGTTAGCTGATGGGACATCTATAAAGGTATTATCAGTGACGCCCACCAAAGGCGCAATGGTCGACAATGATATATCTACCGATGGAATCTCAATATCCCAATCCCGATCGGTAATTACCTCTGGTGCAAAAGTCGATAATGATATATCTACTGACGGAATCTCAATATCACGATGTGTAGTGTGTTCAATCGTCGGAGCGAAAGTTGATAATACTAAATTAAATGAAGCGGGACTTTCAATCTCGTTGGTGGTATGCTCTACCGTTGGGGCGGCAGTGGATATCGTTAAATTGAAGCCCGGTATTACATCGCTCTCATCGGTAGTATGTTCGACTGATGGGGCAAACGTACTGATCTCTAGATTGAATGCGGTAGGGGTTTCAATCTCATTAGTTGTTTGTCCTACTACAGGTGCGGTAGTGGATATCACCAAATTAATCGATGGTACTACGTCACTCTCATTAGTAGTGTGTTCAACTGACGGGGCGAAAGTAGATAATGCTAAATTAAACCCAGGTATTATATCACTTTCTGTATCAGTGTGTTCAACTGACGGTGCGAAGGTCGATATTATTAAATTCGCCGATGGGATTATATCACTTTCATTAGTAGTCTGTTCAACTAATGGTGCGGCAGTGGAAATTATTAAATTAGCCGATGGTATTACATCACTCTCATCAGTGGTCTGTTCGATTAACGGTGCGAATGTAGATAATGTTAAATCAAATGAAGCAGGACTTTCGATCTCGTTAGTGGTGTGCTCAACTACCGGAGCGGCAGTGGATATCGTTAAATTGAAGCCCGGTATTACATCGCTCTCAACAGTGGTCTGTTCAACTGTCGGGGCGGTCGTACTAATCGTCAGGTCACTGGATGGGATGTCTGCATCCACACTCCCACCAACTTTAGGGACGGAAGTGGATAATGTTAAATCAAAGGGCGGGATTACCTTGTTTTCACTGGTAGTGTGTTCAACCGACGGTGCGGAGGTCGATATAGCTAAATTCGCCGATGGTATTACATCACTTTCATTAGTGGTGTGTTCTACTGCCGGAGCAAATGTAGATATCGTTAAATCAAATCCCGGTATTATATCACTTTCACTGGTAGTGTGTTCTACTGCTGGAGCAAATGTAGATATCGTTAAATCAAAGCTTACCGGTGATTCATCCTCATTAGTGGTATGTTCAACTGCGGGGGTAAATGTACTGATTATTAAATTCGCCGACGGTATCACATCACTTTCATTAGTGGTGTGTTCTACCGTTGGGGCGAGGGTGGATAGATTGAGGTCCACTGCTGGTACCCCTATACCCGTCCCGACTGAAGGAGCAACAGTCGCTAGAGTAAGGTTCGCAGCAGGGACCTCAAAACTGATATGATTAGTTACTGCAACACTAGGTGCTGCGGTAGATATAATCAAATTAAATTCTGGTATTACGTCACTTTCGGCAGTGGTATGTTCTACCGTTGGGGCGAAAGTGGATATCGCTAAATTGAACCCCGGTATTATATCACTTTCACTAGTGGATAATTCGACTACCGGGGCAGTGGTACTAATTGCTAAATTGAACCCCGGTATTATATCACTTTCACTAGTGGATAATTCGACTACCGGGGCAGTGGTACTAATTGCTAAATTGAACCCCGGTATTATGTCACTTTCACTAGTGGTGTGTTCAACCGATGGAGCAGTGGCACTAATTGCTAAATTAAATCCTGGTATGGAATCACTTTCAGAAGTGGTGTGTTCAACTACCGGGGCGGCAGTAGATATCGTTAAATTAAATCCTGGTATTACGTCACTTTCAACAGTGGTCTGCTCAACCGTCGGGGCGAAAGTAGATAATATTAAGTTGAAGCCCGGTATTAAATCGCTTTCACCGGTAGTGTGCTCAACCGTCGGGGCAAAGGTTGATATCGCTAAATTAAATCCCGGTATGGAATCACTTTCATTGGTAGTATGTTCAACCGTCGGAGCAAAAGTTGATATCGCTAAATTAAATGAGGCAGGATTTTCGCTTTCACTGGTGGTGTGTTCAATTACCGGGGCGGACGTTGATATCGTTAAATTAAATGCAGAAGGGATCTCATTTTCACCAGTAGTCTGTTCAACCGATGGAGCAAATGTAGATAGCGTTAAATTAAACCCTGGTATTACGTCACTTTCAACAGTAGTCTGTTCAACCGTCGGAGCAAAAGTTGATATCGTTAAATTAAATGCAGAAGGGATCTCATTTTCATTAGTAGTCTGTTCAACTGACGGTGCGAAAGTCGATAGCGTTAAATTGAATCCTGGTATGGAATCACTTTCACTAGTGGTGTGCTCTACCGCTGGAGCAAAAGTCGATATCGTTAAATTAAATGAGGCAGGATTTTCGCTTTCACTGGTAGTCTGTTCAACCGTCGGAGAGAAAGTAGATAATATTAAATCAACCGAAGGTATCTGAACATCAACAGACACGCCCGACGACCCAAGCGTAATTTTCTTACGCCGAGTGTGTATAGCATAATCAAACCTTCGACGATAAATGCTAGCCATTTATTGGGCCCCTAGCCCCCAATCTCTTCAAAAGTAATTGATCCACTCATAGTTATTTCATCCGCAGGTGTGTCATCTAACGAAAGTGTCCATCTGTCCGATGGCGTAATTATAGGTCGTGTTTCCGGCGTGTAAATCTTTTCAAGACCAATGCGCACATTCCACCCATACTGAGGGCCGACATCGAGGACACCGGTTCCCACGACCATGCGGGTCGTATTGTTTGTTTCTACGGTAGCGCCGGATGCCGCATCACCATTATCAATTGGCTGCGGGGTGTCCGTAGAGCCCCCCGATCCGCTGGTAACGGTGCCATCTCCACGCACCGTTTCAATACGTAGTACTTCATCCTCCGCGTCACTTACATCAGAATTTTGTAATATAGACCATTCGTGAACAATTATGACCGCGTTGGATGGTGCTAATATCTCAAATAAATCCTGGAGCGCTGATACTGCAACGTCTGCAAATTTAGTTGTGTACATTCTACCCATAAATCACCTCGTTAATAATGCTGGCATTTGTCTAAAATTATATTATAGTTGATCGTGATCTTCGCTGCTTGGCTTGTGCTGCGGTTGTAGGTTTGTAATTGCCACCGGTAGCTGCTAGGAGACCCATTCTCCTTCCAGACTACACCTAGAGCATTACCCGATACCCATCCATCTCTGTCCACTATTTCTTGAATAAGATCAGCAGCATCATACAAGGGAACAAACTCCTCATCCCGGTAATCTTCCTCGCCGTCATATTTCTGGTCAACGAACGCCGTTGTCTGTGCTATCTGTGAGGGACGGTTAGATGCTCCGAAGGCAGCGAGATCATCGACAGCGAAGCCGTACATTAATGTCTGGGGATTGATGCCTACGCTGGACTCCCACTTACAAAACACCTCAATGGTAGCCGATAATATCTTAGCGCCTTTAGGCACCGCAACCCCCGTCCAAGCCATGCCCATATCGTGATCTGTTCCGCTGTCGTCCCCCACACGGATACCGTCCGAGTCCCACCCATCCTCATCCCACGTTGTGTCGTCAATTTCTTCTCCGTCTCGATCATTGGCGCTGACTTG